CGAATCCGATAGGGCGCCTGTGCGGTATGGGCGCGCGATATGGGGCGGATGTGGCAATCCGCCCCACCGGACGCGGACTGGCATGCGATTTCGAGTGCCCGCGATGCGGGCGAACCATAGCCGAACTCCATGTGACCGGAAACGGCCGCATCATGTTCGGCGACCGGACTAGAATAAGAACCACGCGCAATGTTGGACTGGCATGCGCAATCATCGGAAAAACCCTAGAAAAGGAACACGAATGCGTGACACGTTCACCGCAATCGCATACGGTGCCATCGCCATCATGCTGACCATCATGTTCGCATGGGCATGGTATTGCGAATATGCGAACACGCCGGTGCATTACACGACGATTCAGACCGTTGATGAAGGCGGTTTCGAACACGACTGCCTAGTCGCGACCTACAAGAAGGACATGGCACTTGACTGCACCAATCCAAACGATTGAAAACCAAGCCCGCTCAATCCAAGAAGAACTCGGACGGCATCTCGCGGCACTGCCCGACGACTTCGACAATCCGAAGACGCTGAAAGCGCGAATGGACCTACGCAGGGCGTATAATGCTGCTACGGACATCGTGGAACTCACGATGCGGTTAAGATTGGAAAGACTGGTATGAACTTCAAACGACACTTGAATCAGCGAATCCGCCTAGTGGAAGGAGTGGAACCGAATGCGACCGGTACCGGAATGGGAGGCTCTGAAGGCCAGACTGGAAGCACGGCAGCCGCGACACAGCAGGAGCCGACAATCACCCAAGCCCAGCTCGACGCCATCATCAGCCGAAAGCTCGCCAAGGAACGCGAAAAGCTCGAAGCAGCCCAGAAAGCAGCCGAAGACGCCCGAAAGCTAGCCGAGGAAACCGAGAAGCGCGTCAACGAGGCCCGTGAGAAGGGCATCAGCCTCGGCCTGTTGCAGGCGAAACGCAACGCCATCGCAGAACAGTACGGGTTGAGCGCCGAACTCCTGCCTGAAGACGAGATGCGACTCGACGAGTTCGAGAAGCAGCTCGCGGCAAGCATCAACAGCCGCACGCGCGTCACTCCCGTGACCGTCGAACCGGCCACCAAGACCCCCGAATGGATGGGGGCTGCGCATGCGTGACATCCGAATCCTCAGCATGGTGATGCGCGATGAAAACGTTCCGGCGACCCTCTCAATCATCGACGACGACGTGGTGGTGAACTCGCCAGCGGAGTTGGACGAAAACGAGAAGGACAAGCTGGTAAAACGTTTTGCCGAACGCATCCTGCAGCTGGGACTCGCGATGCATGACTGGAAGGAAAAGAATTGACCGACGAACTGAAGCCGCTCGCCACCGTCGAAGACACCGAAGCGTACCTACGCCACAAAGTGCCCATCGACCTCGTAGACTATGAGGAACGCAAGCGCGGAGCCGCATCGAACGTGCTCCGCATGATGTACCGCAACCAAGGCGACGACTTGGACAAGCAGGTCACGGAAGACCCACTCACACGCCAAATGGTCGCCGACATCATCGGCGTCAGCGTCGCACAGGACGTGAGCCGCAAGGAATCCATGTCCGAAAGCGACACCGACCTGAGCGCGTTCAAAACGTTCACCCAAACGGCGGGTGGCTACAGTTTCACCGGCGAATGGCGAGGCAACACGGACGACGTGTTCTTCACCAACAACCAGCTCAAACAACTGGGCGTCGGACGCGCCACCATAGCGAGGTTCCAACTCTGATGCACTACGGGCTCAAAACACACGAAATCACCGTCACCACCGGAGACGGCCAACACACCGTCAAAGGCATCGTGACCGCGAACACTACAAGCGAAGACACCGGCACGTTCGACAACATGACCGAAGTGGACTCGCTCACCATCCACGTCACCACGCCGGACACGCCGCCGGAAATCGTCGGCGGCGAACTCGAATACTATGGGAACACCTACCACGTCACCTCAATCAAACCGCCGATAGACCCCGAAAACAGGGTGATGTTCAACCCGTTCAAATGGAGTTTCAACGCGAAGCAGGTGCAATACTGATGGCAAGACTCAAAGGCGCCAAAATCATGGTCGCCGCGCCAAACGCGGCAACCAACCTCGTGATGCAGTCGGCGGGATTCCAACAGGAGTCACGCCGCGTCGCATCACGAATCATGCCGCAGCTGCAAATGGACTCATACAGAGTCAAACCGCCATCCATGACCACATACCGCACGCTCAGCACATTCAACGGAACACGTCGAGCCGGAACGGAAATCAAATACTACAAGACGCCACATTCCGGCGACACGCTGAAAGGATTCGGACTGTGAGCAAAGATAATGAGATCGTCAACGACATCATCGACGGACTATCCCAACGGCTCAACATGCGCGTATACGACAAGTATCCGACCGTGAAAACCACCAGCCAGTATCCGCTCATCATCGTCACACGCCAGAACGCGTCCGACATCACCCCATACATCCGACACTTGGACATCGCCATCACCGTGGTGACACGCGAACTCTCTGGCGGAACCGACAACACGCTCAGCGCCGAAATCGGCGACGCCCTGACCGACTGGTACAACCAGAGCCTGTGGGACATCATGGGCGCCCCGCTGCTCAACACCACCGACGTCCAGCCAACAAAAGACGGACGCACATCCACCGTCTACGACTACCAGTTGGAGTACCTGAGTTGAAAAGCACACAGGAGTCGGTCGAAGACCTCATGGAAATACTCTCACCGGCAGCCAAAGACATCATCACCGACGAACAGGTGCGCCAAGCCCAAGCCGCCGCCAGCAGCGGCGACAAGCACATGGCCGGTAAAGTCTTGGGCGACATCTGGAAGCAGGTCGCGGAAAAATCCGCTGGACTAAGCTTGGAACGGCTCGACTCCGACAGTTTTGGCAAGAAAATCGGATGGCTCATAAGCCAACAGCGTTCCGAAAAGACAGTCAGGGACTTCCTTGCGAAATACAAGCGCGAACTGGCCGTCCAGCCGATGCAGGAAGCGACCGCCAACCTGTTCGCCCTCGACTCGACAACCGAAGTCGTACGCGAAGCTGTAGGCGAGACATGCCAATGGTGTCTCGAACGGTGCGGAATATGGCACCCATACGACGCGAACCATTACGACGTCTGGGCAAGACACGCCGGATGCGACTGCAAAATCTACGTAAGGAACAGCCTCACATGACACCAACCATCAACAACACCGACCCACAATACGTCGAAAGCCCGACGCGCCGCGCCATTGTGAAAACCGAAATGGTACGATGGTATCGAGAACAACTACGCCAAATGGCCGAACAGTTAAGGAGGATTTATGGCAGGGAAGACTGAAGAAGCCCTCTCAAGCCGCATGGAACAGGTCAACGGACTCATCGACAAAGCCTACTCGGACATGGAAGAGTACGGTCGGCAAGCCGAAACATCCGACGATGACCGCGAATACTATATGAGCATGGCAAGCAACGCGCAGAGAAACTACGTCAGCTTCATGCAGTTGCTCATGACCATGACCAAAAACTTCGACGAAGCGGTGAAAGTCGATTCGCACAAAAGCAAGACCACTGCCACGAAAGCGCCGAAAACCACTCTTCAGAAACTAATCGCGAAGGAAGCGAAACGCTCATGACACTCACCATCGTGGACGAACAGGTAATCTCATTCCCGTGGATTGAACTCGTCAAGAACGCGTACTCCATGCGCGTTCGGGTCAGCAACTTCAGCGCGGTCGGCAAACGCAGCTTCACCCGCATACTCTCCAAAGCGGTCGGCGGCGTCAACTCCTACTTCCTCATGCAGGACGGCGACCCGCTCAGCACCGACTACCTCCCATCCGCAGACCTGCAGTTGGACAAGGTGGCCGCGGTAGGCTTGGATGGACGCTGCTATGACGAGAACGCAGATGAAATCGACGAAAACCTACGATGCCTCACCCTCAGCCACGCGCCAGTCACCGACCAAGCCGTACTGTTGGCGCAGCGTGCCATGGTCATCGAAGGACTCATCTCCCAAAACCTAGAACATCTCATGCTGCCCGAACCGGTCGTGGTCGGAACCTCCCCAGACGTGGTAATCAAAACTGACCCGAACAAGAATCCAGCCAACTGGACGAAATTCGACGCCAACGACGACCACGACACCATCGTCCGGCCGGAAGTCAAACGACTCAGCCAATGGGATAACGGACAGCTCAAAACACTCCTGCAAAACACGGCGTTGAGCTTCCAGATGGAAACCGGACTCCCACCGCAGGACGCTCAGATTCTGGACACGCTCGGAGCGACCACCCAATCGTTGGTATCGAACCGTGAAAGCTTCGTCAGCCGAATCTACGTCATCAAACAGGATTTGAACGCGGTGTTCGAACCATTGGGTATCACGTTGGACTACGAGCTGACGTTCCCGCAGACCGCGCAGGACATCGCATCCATAGGCGACGCCTATGGCAAGGGCGCTGACGCGGACATCCTCAAGAAGTATCAGGTGGTGTGACATGCTGGTGAAGAATCCAAACTGGAGGGCGAACGTCCGTCCAACATCCGACGTGGCAATCATGGCCGCCGAATACGTGAACTGGGGTCGCGGAAACGCAATCCTCCCATTCCAAGTCGAATTTCTCAACAACGCCTTCCAACGCAAGAAGGACGGCACTTGGAAATACAAGCGTGTCGCATTGAACATGCCGCGACAGAACGGCAAGACCAAAATCCTCACCGCCCCAATCCTCTTCTACCTGTTCGTGCTCGGACTGAACGTGCTCGTCACCGCGCATGAGCAGATTGCCGCGAACAAAATCATGGAGGATTTGAAAGACGCCATCGATTCGAATCCCGAACTGAAGGCCGAGGTCACGCATTTCAGCACCACCATGGGTCGCGAGCGCCTACAGTTGAAAAACGGCGCGTTCGTCCGGTTCCGTTCCCGCAAGAGCGCTTCGGCCGGCATGGGCGGCACATTCGATTTGGTCATCTTCGACGAGGCGCAGGAACTACGCTCCGAATACGAGGCGATGATTACCAAAACGTTGAAGACGCGTCGCATGGCGATGATAATCTACACCGGCACGCCGTTCCTCCCCTCGTCCATCGGAGACACGTTCAACGTGTTCCTCGACAATGCGGAAGACGACGACATGTCGTATGCTGTGCGCTACGGCGTCGATGACGAGACGGCTGACATCGAGGACGAGCAGTTGTGGGCGCTCACCAACCCGCTCTACCCGGACGTGATTCCACGCGAAGCGTTCCTCACCGACGTGGCGATAGCAAAACAGGGCGGCGCGGACGGCCTCATCGACTTCCGCATCCAAGACCTCGGCCTGTGGTGGGCGGACAGCATCCCTCCCGCAATCCCGATTGACTTGTGGGACAGCGCATACTCCGACCTCCAACATGACCGCGACACGCTCGTCTACGCGCTCACATTCGACCCGACAACAAGCACGCTCGCACTCAGCGTCGCCGCCAGCACAGAAGAGGTGACGGTCGGTTCGCAGCATTACGACAAGTGGGCGTACATCATCGGCGAAATCGTGGACGAACGCCCCACCACCGAATCATGGCAGTGGGTGGTTGACGAGCTGAAGACGCGCCCACGCAAGACCACGCTCATCTTGGACGCAGGCGGCTTGAACAATCCGATAAGGGACATGCTTCCCCGCGGATTGAACGTCATCCAATTGACCGGCACCGAATTCCTCGCCTCCCAGCAGGGATTCCTCGACCTGCTGAACGAGGGACGGTTCAAACATACAAACAACCCGCAGCTGACCGCCGAAGTGCAGAACGCGCAGAAGCTCAAATCCGGTTCGGATGACCAGTGGAAGTTCGCTCCGATACGCAAGACCGAAACCACGGCCGGTTTGAAGGGCGTCAGTATCGCCGCATGGTATCGCGGCGTCAACCGTCCGAAGGAACGCAAGGTCAGGGAGGTGATTGCCTGATGGGCAAAGATACGGGACTCTACCATCGGAATCGCGCCATTCTCCGCGAACGCACCAAACGGACTGGAGCGCCCTGCTATTATTGCGGCGCACCTTTCTACTGGGGCCGTAACACCGCGCATCCGTTGGCGTTCACCGCAGACCATGTGATACCGCGCGCCGCTGGCGGAAGCGACAGGATGGACAATCTCGTTCCGGCGCACATGCAGTGCAACCGCGCCAAGTCGGACCATATAGCAAGTCCGGCGACACGCCGAACGCGAACTGCGACGAGAAGGTGGTAGAATAAATACCGTTACGCAGCAATGTGTAGCCCCTCTCTTGTGATTCTGGTTTGCACGCACCCCGTTTGACGAAAGTCAGACGGGGTGTTATGCTATGTCTTGGAGATGGTCGATAGACGATTAGAGCAGCTTCGTCCACCATGCCAAAACCGACCGTCTCCCCAAAAATGTACTGACTTGAACCGCCCCAGCACAGTCGTTAAACAATGCAGGGCATACCCACTGGCGACGGTGGGGTCGAGGCGCACACAGCCGGAAACAATCGTGGTAGAGGCCGAGTCGGGGCCGCAATGCAGAAGGCCGACACCATCCACCTCAACCACGAAAGGCAGTCATGTCCCTAGCGACAATCGAACTGAAGCCGGGCTTCGTTGACCGCAAGCTGATTTCCAACCAGCCCGCGGCCGGAGCCATCGCAAGGATTTCCAACAGCACTCCAATCGACCTCATCGGCACGCAGATGCAGACCATCGACTTCTCCGGCGAAATGGGCATCTTCGGCGAAGGTGCCACCGGCGAAGCCGACGCCGAAAAGAAGAAGAAGTCAAATGACGCCACCAACGGTGTCGTGACCATCAACCCAATCACCTTCTACATCAGCTACCGTTTCCCGAAGAAGTTCCTTCAGTTGTTCGGCGTTGACGGCGCCTACAATCCGACCGACGCCACCTTCCGCGCCGGTTCTCCGCAGACCATGCTTCAGAGCATCCTCGCGCAGCCGTATCAGGCCGGAATCCTCGACCAGTACCGCACGTATGTGAACCGCGCAATCAGCCGCGCCCTCGACTTCGCCCCCATCTTCGGCGTCAACCCGGCGACCAAGGACACGTCCACCGTCGCACGCACCAACGGATACGTGCTCAGTCAGGCCGGAAACATCAACTACACTCCGGGCACCGGAGCGGAAGCGGCCACCGCGTTCAAACAGGCCGTGCGACAGGTCGCCGCACAGGGCGACGCGTCCGCGCAGGGCGTCACCACCTCCGCATACTTGGCCGCAATCGGTGACGGCCTCACCACCATCGGCACGCCGACCCAGTATGCGGCCGACGTTCCGCTCATCGGCAACATGGTCAACCTCGGCGGCGTCACCCTCGCGGCCTCTAATACCGTGTCCGACACCGCGGCGGCCACCGGCTCCGGCCAGCTGAACAAGAAGGTGCTCGACGCGGTCGTCGGCGACTTCGCCAACCGTTTCGTCTGGGGCGCTATCCCGCTGTCCGGCATCGAAGTGTTCGACTCCGGCAACCCCGACAATTCCGTAGAAGGCGACTTGGGTGCGGTCAACAAGGTGATGCTCCGCACCGAAGTCGCAATCGGCTGGGGCTTCATCGGCGGAACCAGCAAGTTCTACGCCATCACCCACACCACCGCGTGACACTATTCGCACACATGGGCGGCGGCGACGCCGCCCATCCACTGATTGAACGCTAACAACGAAAGGAATTGAGATGGGCGCAAAGCAGTCTTCCGCAAACGTGACATTCTCCAAGCCGGGTACTAGTGCCAACAAGTCCGGCTATATTTGGGTCGCCCCACTGGGCGCCACAATCCCCACCGACGCCACCACCGACCTGGACACGAAGTTCGTCGGCCTTGGCTATCTGTCCGAAGACGGTCTGACCGAACCGGCATCCCTCTCCGCGGGTGACGATATTGTGGCCGCCGGCGGCGATACGGTCGCACAGGCCGACCCGACGTTCTCCAAGACGTGGACTGGCACGTGCATCGAAGCCCTGAACGAAGACCTGCTTAAGGTCGCATACGGCTCCGCCAACGTGACGGTCGAACAGGCGACCTCGTCAAAGGATGGCTCTATCACTGTCAAGGAGCAGGCCGGCGAACTGGAGCATCACGTCATCGTCATCGACGAAATGCTGAAGGGTGGCCGCAAGCGTCGCAACGTGATGGCGGACGCCACCTTCCTCATCACCGGCGACATCAGTCACGTGCATACGGCTCTCGTGAACTTCGAGTTCACCATCAACGCCTATCCGACCGCCACCGCCCCGGCTCAGACCCAGTACATCACCATCCCAAAACCGTAAGCTCTCCAAATCCGACGCTGACAGTCACCGTATCCGATGGTACGGTGGCTGAAGATGGTGCGATGTGGGTGGTCGGCGACTGGGGGCAAGCCTCGCCATGGTCACGCGATACCGGCGTGAAGATGGTCAAGGGCGAGAATGATGTCTATACCGGCGAACTTTCACTTCCGAAGGGCACCAAGTTTGACATCAAGATTCTGAAGTCAACGGTTTCCACGACGAGCGGAGGCGATAATACTTGGTCTGCGGTCAGGTATGAGAGTACTCTGAACATGTCCGCTTCGCATGATTTCGGAGAGTTTACCGACAATCTTATTCCCCAACGGCAACTTCGAGGAAGGACAGGTGAAATGGACGCCAGCTGAATGTATAAAACTTGGTGCAGTCAGTGCGCTTGATGGTGAAAATAATTTGCAGGTCGGTGGAAGCGAGTACCCCCACTCGTGCACTTCTGACATGTTCGTCCTGCCACCTAATCAAACACTGCGCCTTACTGGTTACATTCACACTTGGTCTAATGGTATTGAAGGCGTTGTCACGATGAAGGTCGTAACACCACAACAGCAGACACTATTCGAGTTAAGCAATGGTGGTGTCGCTACGGATGGCTGGGCTCAGTTCAGCAGGACGTTCAAGACTGGCGACGTGCCGATGGAATGTCGGATTGTACTATCTAACGAGGCCCCAGGTGGCGGCTGGGAGTGGCGTGCAGCCTTCGACTCGCTCAGTCTCGTCAGTCCGTGACCAACATACCCCATGCCGACCGCGGCGTGGGGTATACTTATATGTGAAAACGCTTCACGAAAGGAAAACCAATGGCAAAACGCAAACCCACCATCACCGCAGAAGACTTCAACGACGATTGGGGTGACGCCTACGCGAAACTCCTCCGCAACCGCAAATTCCAACAGGCCATCCACTCCGAAAAAGTCGAAGACAGCGTGGAAACCATCTGGCTAGTAGACAAGCTCATGCGCGGCGTGCTGAAGGAAAACAAGTACGAACAGGTCATGAACGCCTTCGATGATGACGTGCTCGACGCATGGGAATACCTCTCGGGAAAATTGCCAGCGCTTTTGGATTCACAGTCGAAAGACTGACCTATGCGATAAACCCAGACCAGTGGGACAGCCAAATCTTGGCTGATTTCGCAAGCCAATACGGCAGTCCCAAAAACTACACCATCATAGAGAGAGCCAAACTCATAGGCATGTTCGGAGCGACGGCACGACTCTTGGACATCATCCAACAGTCAACGCTCGCCCCCTACTCCGGCAAGGGCAGGAAACCGAAAAGCGTATTGCCGGAAAACCGGAAGAACACCAAGAAGGAGGATTACGAACTCGATTCGATGAACACCGAAGACATCAACAAGGCGTTGGGTCTTCACCGAAAGGAACAATAGATGGCAAAGGGCAGCATCGCAACCGCATGGATACAAGTACTTCCATCGTTGGAAGGCTTGCATTCCGCACTTGTCAAGGCAAGCAAGGGCGCGGTGCTCACCCCCGCCATCCAACCCAAACTGGCATCCGGCACAAGCCGACTCTTCGCTTCGAACGGCTTGGGCATGTCCAGACTGTTCTCCGGCTCGTTCAACAAGAGCCTCAACCTGCAAGGCGGCGTGAAAAACGCGCTCAACGGCGTGTTCGCATCCTTTAGTTCCAGCGGACGGCGTTCCGCTAACGCTTTCGGCAACGGATTTGCGAACCTCGACCTCAACAAGTATCTGAATGCGGCCGCCGCGGTCGCCGCCGTGGCATCGGTCGGCAAGGCCGTCAAAAACGTCACGTCCGACATCATCGAAATAGGCAACCAGTGGGGTCGGACCACCGCCATGCTGAAAAACGCGGTAGGCGCCACCGGAGGCTATAAAGGGTCGCTCGAAACGTCACTGGAGTACGCGAACGAGGTCGGCGTCGCCACGGACGATTTCATCCAGTCGGCGGCACGTCTCCGCACGCTCGCGCCGGAAGTCGTGACCAATTATGGTGACGCGGCGAAGTTCACCAGACTGCTCGACATGAACATGATTAGCACCGGCGCGTCCGCTCAGGAAGCATCCAGTGCCATGCGCCAGATTACACAGGCATTGGGCAAGGGCATCGTCAATGGCGATGAGTTGAACTCAATCATGGAGAACTCGCCGCAAATCGCACGAATGCTCGCCAAGCATCTCAACGCTTCCGTAGGCGACCTGAAACAGTTGGGCAAGGAAGGCAAAATCAGCGGCCAAGACCTCTACGATACGGTGCTTGAGAACGCCGAAGCCATCGAAAAGCAGTTCTACGCCATGCCCGTTACGGCAGACCGCGCATGGAACAGCATCAAGAACACGGTCGGCGCAAGGTCGGCGGAAGCCGCAACCGCATTATCCACCAACCTCGGCAAAGCGTTGACCGCCATCTCCAGTTCAGGCATGACGGACACTTTCGGCGAAATGCTCGCAGGATTCGTGCCATTGTCGAACGCGGCCGCTAAGTTGGCGGAGACGTTCGTCAACCAGCTTGCGCCAGTCGTCAACAAGGCGTTCAACGTGCAGCAGGTCGAACGGTTCCTCGCCCCATTGACGAATCTCATCAGCCTGAACTCGCAGAACGTCAACCTGCTATCCTCCTTGGTCGATATGCTGAACACGGTGGGCGTAGTCGGCGCCACCGCATTCTCCCTCATGGTCGCCACTAACGACCGGTTCGCATCCCGCATCCCGTTCATCGGCCGCGCGCTGGTCGGCGTGAAGAACACGCTCGTCAGGCTTGGTTCCAGCTTCACTGACGTGTTCGGAGCGGCGGTGTCCGCATCGTCAGCAGTCATCGACAAGCTCGCGTCCATGGCTGACGCGATGGCGAAAACGCTGTCAGAATCAACGAAAGCGCAGAACGCACTCGGCAAGTTCAATGTCGCGTTCGAAGACTTGGGGACGTACGCGTTCAGCTTCGGTGAGAAAGGCGCTGAAGGCTTCGAACTCATCCAGCAGGCCGCAACCAACCTACGCAATGGTGTGGGACAGGCGTCCGAGAATGTGAAGCTGCTCCAAACCGGTTTGAACGCGATGGGAGCCGATGCGGAAGCGCTTCCCGAAGCGTTCCTCAAAGCGTTCGAAACCCTCAACACCGAAGTGGATGCCGCCGCGCGGAAGAAGGCCCCATCCCTCATCCAAGCGTTCCATGACATTCGCGCCGCCGCCGACACCATCGTAGCGGATTCCGGCATCTACCGTTCATTGGACACGGCCGGACAGAGCGCGGACATCTACCGTGACAAGCTCGTGCAGGTCGGACGCGAGTTCAAAGACCTCACCGGCCTGAACATTCCTGACATGTTCCTCCCATTAGTCGGGTCTGCCGTGTCCGCGTCCGACAGCATCATGCAGACGTTCGGCAACCTGAAGGCAGGATTGTACAACTATGCCGCGAACACGGCGCAGCAGTGGGCGCCGGTCAAGGAGATTTTCGCCGAAGCATTCTCAAACGCCGCAGCGTCCGTCAAAACGAAGATGGAAGCCATGCGTGCCGCCGTCGAATCCGGCGTGCTCTCCATGGTCGAGAATGTGAAGAGCTGGGCGTCCGGGTTCAAGACGGCGTTCAACGAAATGCTGGACACGAACGGCATCAGCGACACCATGTCCAAGCTCGGGTCTGTGGTAGGCAATGGGCTTTCCACTGTCAAGGGCGCGCTCAAGTCGTTTGGTTCCGAAGCGGCGTCCACGTTGTCTGAGCCGTTCGACGGTCTTGCTGAAAAGATTTTCGGCTCGTTCAAAGGGCAGAATCCGTTCGCGCCGTTGACGTCCGCAGCTAAGACTGTGAGCGCCGGACTCTCGGCCACGGTCGGCGGCGCCGTGTCGCGTCTTGCCGGACGGTTCAGCCCGTTGGCGTCCGCCGGAAAGGCAGCGTTCGCCACCATCGGCTCCGCCGCGTTGAAGGTGTCTTCCGGCGCGTTGAAGGGATTCGGCGTGGCCGTGAATGGAGTCGGCGCGGCAATCGGCAAGATTGGCGGCATCGCATCCCAGTTGGGCGTGACCGGCGCGATATTCACCGGCCTGACCGCCGGATTCCAGACACTGTTCAAACTCGACCCGTCCCAGATGGCCGGCAAGTTTGACGAATGGCAGAAAAGCCTCGACAACACGCTTACCGGCATTCAGACGAAACTGCCAGCCATGGAGAACGCGTTTGCGTCCGCTCTCCCGCAGATGGTGGCGAGCGTCACCGCGGCGCTGCCGGGCATCGCCAACGCGCTCATGAGCGTCGGACAGACGCTCGCACCCGCGTTGATGACGATACTGCCGCAAATCACCCAAGCGTTCTCCGACATGTTCGACCAGCTGCCCGGCTTCATCGCCACCTACGGGCAGCCGATGCTGGAAGCGTTCGGCAGCCTGTTCGCCACACTCGCCGGACAGATTCCGTCGCTTATGACCTCGCTTGGACAGGCGTTGATTACCGGCGTTCAGGTCGCGTTCAGCGCCATAAGCGACAATAGCGAGGTCATCGCCGGATTCATCAGCGGATTCGGCGCGTCCTTGGCTTCCGGCATTCAGACGTTGGGCGCCACCGTTGTGGCCGCGCTCCCGTCCATCGGACAGAGCATCGCAACCGCGTTGCCGACGCTGATTCCGGCGTTGACGTCCGCCATCACCAGTGTGATAACCTCATTGGCCGCAGCATTGCCGGGCATCGCCGTCGCCATCATCAACCAGCTGCCGGCAATCATCGGTGGTTTGGCGACCGGCATCGTCAACGGTCTGCCCACGTTGTTGGGCGCCTTCATCAGTGTTGCAACCAGCATCGCAGCGAACTTCCCACGCATTTTCATGGCCGTCGCGCTCGCTGTCCCTGCGATTATCGGAAACATCGCCCGACCGTTCGCCGGATTGGGTGGTCGCATTCTCGGCTACATCGGGAGCATTCCGGGCCAAATCATGGGCCTGTTCGCCGGTGCCGGCTCGTGGCTGGTCGATTCCGGCGCCGCGTTGATGAACGGTTTCAAACAGGGTATTCTCGGCGCGGTCGAAAGCGTGAAAAGCGCGGTGAAGGGCGCGTTGCAGAAGGTTCGAGACTTCTTCCCGTTCTCTCCCGCTAAGGTCGGCCCGTTCTCCGGCTCCGGCTATACCAGCGTGTCCGGCGAGCATCTTATGCGCGACTTCGGAAAGGCCATCGGCGCCCAAGGCGCGTTCGTACGCGGTCAGGTCGATAGCGTGCTCGGCTCCTTGGATTTCGACCAGATTGACGCGACAAATCTGGGCATGGTGTCGGCGCCACGGCTTAAAGACTATACTGGAATGGTGTCGGCTGGCGACCAGCGGTATGCTGGCGGCGTCCACATCGACAATGTGGTTGCAAGCCCGTTGAGTGACGTGGAACTCGTGGCCCGCCGATTCGGATACGCTTTGAACAATGAGATGATTGGAAGTGTCAGACCTTGAGCACGATAACCGTCACCGTGGGTGACATCACGCTTTACGGCGACGCCGGACACGAGTTCGCACTGGTGTCCATGAGTGGTTTCGACGATTTGCCGTCAGCCAAGACCGAACAGGATTCTTGGGCCAGGGCTGACGGCAACGCCATTCCCGGCACGACGTATTATGATGGTCGCACCATCACCATCAACGGATACTATGCGACCAGTACGGTCGAAGGTACGGATGAGATGATGCGCCGTCTCCGTGGCATGGCCGGACGTTTGGTTCCCGTCACCGTGCGGAAGGGCGCTGGCATCGCATTGTCATGCGATGCGGAACTCAGGTCGATGACCGTGGACGAATACCGGTATCGTGGGAAGGCCGCGTTCCAGATTGGACTGCTCGCGCCATCCCCCTATTTGTATGGGCCATTGCGCTCGCAGACGGTCGGCGTGCCGACAGACGGAGAAGGCATCACCGACCCACTGCTCGACCCATTGTCCGAAGGCGAGGTAGGCAATCCGGGACGTGTCGCCATCACAGGAAGCGGTTTCGCCCCAACGCATCTTGTCGTGAAAATCAGAGGTGGACTATCCGAAGGCGTGCGCATCCACTGCATCGAAACCGGTGAAGCGGTCGAATTTCACCGTCAAATCAACCCCGACGAGACGATGGTGTTCGACTTCGACGATGAGCGTGTGCTGTTCCAGAACCAGTCTGATTTGAGCATGTTCCTCACGGAAGAGAACTGGTTCCGTCCTTCTGGCGATGCTACGATACAGTTCACACCACTGGGCGTGCAGTCGGGCGAGCCGTCGATGACGGTCGAATGGAAGGAGGCTTGGCGGTGAAAATCTATCTCGCAGACCTGCTGACCGGGCGCCGCATCATCCCATTGCCGCACACTTCCGCCGAATGGGAGATGAAACTGAACGACACCGACTCGCTCACCGTCAAAGTGCCCATCTACGCTTCGTCCGGCGACACGCGCGTCCAATATATTGCGAACGATGCGCGACTGTTGGATTTGAGGAACACCGCGGCCATCGGCAAGACCGTCATGGTCGCGGAGGATGATGGGCTGACGGTCGGCGGAGTGCTCATGCGCCGAGACTATGACGCCGATTCGGGCATCCTCACCTTGGTCGCTTCAGGCATGTGGACGTATTTCGACCATAGGACGATTCTTCCGGCGAAGGCGATGGGTAAAAGCCTTATCAAGTCGGATGGTTCGCCGGACACTCAATACGACACGTCATACAAGAACGTCACATGGAACACGATTGCACGCAATCTCGTCGAACAGGCTATGAGCTGGCCCCACAGCAGCGTGCCTGTCGTATTGGAGACGGCGGAGGTCGGCACGTCGGAGGCGAACTATCAGGCGGTCGATTTGAATTACGTCGGCGAAGTTTTGACGAACATCACGAACCGTCAGAACGGTTGCGACATCGGCTTCTTCCCGACGCGCACGGCTGACGGATTGGGGTATGAGTGGCATATGAAGACCGGTCATCCGCTGCTTGGTGGCGAAACCCACTATTTCAGTGCGTCCGCCTTGCAGCCGGGCATCGCGTCACTGTCCGCCACGGATGATGGCGACAAGCTCGCCTCATTGCAATGGTTCACATCCGGCAAGTCCGACGATAAGACGCTCGTCGTGTCGGCCTACACGGACATTCTGGAAAAGGCGGGCGCACCGATTTGGGAGAGCGTGGATTCGAGCCATTCGACGGTCAAATTGCGGAACACGCTTCAGGCGTATGCGAACGAGGCTGCCGCCGTCTACTGGCAGCCGGTGTCGTCCACTGAGGCGAAAGTGCATCGCGGATACCTGCATTCAGTGAATCAGACGCTCGCCAACTATACGGTCGGCGATTATATCAGGTTCACGACGAAGGGCGACTGGTATTATGTGGATGGCGCGCATAAACGGCGCATCACCGGCATCAAAGCCGATGAAAGCTCGAATTGGATTACGTTCACCCTTGGTGACGTGTTCGACGGTGTGAAAGTGACGGTGGAATAATGGAAATTGTCGTGCATCAAGGCGAGTCGGCGGACGGCACCCCATTGGACGCCGATGACGTTCTCGACGTGAAGAATCCGGCTCAGGCGACCAACAAGCTCGTAGCCACCCTGAACGAGTATGGTCGGCGCTTGCGTGAATTGGAGAAGCCCTCCGGCTCGCAGTTGACTCAGGCGATTCAAAGGGTGTTGGACATCAGCGCGAACATCGACAACACCGTTGCCGCGTCCATCAACAGAAACTCATATGACCGTGCGACCATCGACCAGAAGTGCAATGCGTGGAATTGGGGCGTATTGTCTCCGGGCTATGGTGGCACGAATACGACGAACGCCTACAATAACCTGTTCACGGTCGGCCCATGGCGTGCCGTGTGGGCGTTGTCGGACGGCACGATGGGTACATCGCAGTCCAGCCGCAAGGTGAAGCAGGATTTCCTCAAGCCGGACATCACGTTGGAGCAGATGCGTTCCGTGGATTGGACGCTCTACCGTTTCATCGATGATGTGAACCGGAACGGCGACAGCGCGACAATCCACGTCGGCATGATTGCCGAAGAGCTGGATGACAACGGTTTGGGGCAGTTCGTTGAGTATAATGATGACTACGAGCCTGTTGGCATCAACTATCCGATGCTGGGCGTTTGGGCGATACATGAAGCCCATCTCGCCCATGACCGTATCGACCGGCTTGAGGAACGTTTGAAAGCGTTGGAAGGAAAGATTGATAATGGCATTGAGGAATAGTCTGTTCGCGGTGTCCGGCAAGGCGTCGTTCTTGGATGCGCGACGCGACATGAGCGGCCTGTTCGTCTGCGACAAGAACACGATGATGCCGATTGCGGGTATTCTCGACCGTTCGCAGGACAATCTCGTCACCGGCAACAGTGATTCCATGAGTGTGACGGTGCATCCGTTCAATGCGGTGCTGAACCGTTACGGCGCGCTGCTTATCCAGAACGATGGAAACGTGAACGTGCCGTTGAATGCGGCCCCGTCCGCTAACTCGCGTATCGACATTGTGTATGTGAAGCAGAACGAGACGCGCTCGCCAATGTCGGATAGTTCTGACGTCCCGGCGTTCGGCGTGGTGGAGGGTACGGCCGCAGCCGTGCCGGTCGCACCGGCTGTTCCGGATGGCGCTTTGGCTTTGGCGCAGGTGCTGCTTCCGGCTGGCGTGTCGAATACTGCTGCTTCCGGTGTGGTCATCACGCAGACGTATATTGGTGCGGCGATGAAGGGTGACATGCTGAGAGTGCAGACTTCAGCGCAGCGTGACGCTCTAACCGAAGTGCCGGAAGGCACGCTGCTGCATAATGTGGTCGATAATTGCGATTATGTCAGGAAAGGCGATAAGTGGCGTGGATGGAACATGCCTTGGCGTGACATCCACTTGAGCAATCATACCGCCCACATGTGGGCGAGCGGCGGCACCGCGCATATCGACCTACTGACTTCCCCGGTGAACCTGACTGGCTGGGGTAGCGAAGTCACCATAGCGCAGATCAACAATCACAACTTCTATCCTGCCATAGCAGAAAGCTGTTATGCTGGTACGAGAGATTCGTATTATCCGACCGCGCTCAGTGTGCTTACAAACGGCAGCATCAAGGTTGGGTATGCTGGCGGCAGTACTGGAAGTCGCACTGTATCCCACATTTTCACGTATAATATCGGCTAGGCCCTCCATTCCCTGCACTGCCATCCTCCGGTCACGCCGGAGTATGCGCTATTGGGGTTACCCAGCATGATGATTTCACCATTGGGGCGTACGAAATTGCACCAGTTGGCGTTGGTCGCATCCACTACGGCATAGTTGATGGCGGTGGGATTATCTCCGTAGGGTCGCCATCCGGCCGGAACGGTTTCATTCGCAATGGCGTGATTCTGTGTGCCTGAACTATCGTATTTTACGCTGCCGTTCACGATGACCGTATCCCATTCGCGTGAGAGCCACCACGTATCCTTGGTGTATGGCGCCTTCACGCTAATGATGTCACGCGTTTTGGCCCACTTGCCGCTTGGAGTTCTGACATAATCGCAATTATCGGCTAGAATAGTGCCATATGAGCACTGACATCATCGTCGCCCTAGTGACCGGACTATGCGCCATCGTGGTCGCAGCGGTCACTTGGGCGCAAAACAGACGCGGCGACCTGAGCGAAGCCTACCGGCGACTCTCGGAAGCCCAATTGAACATGCAGCGGGAAATCGACCGGCAGGACGAGAAGCTTGCCGAATTCATTCAGGAACGCGACAAACTCCGCTATCTGGACGATTTGAAAACCTCCTACATTCGGGCGATAGGACATTGGCTGGGCGAACTCTGCAACGTTCTCGACCCGGAGTTTCTGGAACGGTATCCGAAGCCAAGACTTCCCGACGGGCTAAGGAGTACAATAGAACCGTTGGCAGACGCCAACAGTAAGGAGCAGTGAATGTTGTTCACTAAGGATTTTTGGGTTGACACGTTTGAGCGTGCAATCCGCACCGCATGTCAGGCGGCATTGTCGGCTGGCGTGGTCGGCGGTGTCGGCTTGTTCCAAGTGGATTGGCTGAACGTCTGTGGCATCGCCTTGGTTGCGGCCATCGCCAGTGTGCTGACGTGCGTGGCGTCGAGCGGCAAGACCGATTCAATCAGTCCGGCGTCGTTCGCAATGTCCGACAGGGCGAAGGTGACTGGCAAGCATATCGCGAATATGGAGGTTTCAGAATAATGAGGTTTGTGGATATCAGCAATTGGAAGGCTGACGTTGACGTTTCCAAGATTGACGCCGATGGCGTGGTGGTTCAGTGTACTTGGGGTGCTGGTGAACTAACGACGGACAATGGTTTGGTCGAGTCCGTGTGGACTGGTGCGGATGCGAAGATTCAGGCCGCTGCCAAGCGTGGCATGGCGGTCGGATACATGCATTACATTCGTGGCGTGGGCGCTTCGGAGGAAGCGTATTTCTTCGCTGGAAACACCAAGGGTTATCTTGGCAAGTTCGTGCCGTGCGTTGACTGGGAGGCGGACGATAACGCCGCTTGGGGCAATCGAGCCTATTTGGATGAATTTCTCTACCAGTATATCCGACTGACCGGCGTGAAACCGCTCGTGTATGCGCAGCGTTCCGAAATCCCGTTCATCAAGGACATTTGTACCAAGCATGATTGTGGCATTTGGGAGGCGTGCTATGCTTCCATGGATGCGGTCGGCTGGCAGGATGCCGATTCCATTTGGTCGTATGTGGCGTATCCGATGCGCCAGTACACGTCCAACGGCCATATCGGCGGCTATGCCGGTTCGCTTGATTTGAACTATTTCGCTGGCGATAAGGCCGCTTGGGACAAGTATGCTGGCGTTGGCGCTAACACTCCGGTGAATCCGGCTCCGGTGCCGGTTGTTTCCCCGGCTCCGACTGTGGTTGCCACCACGTATGAGGTTGCGGTCGATGCGTTGAACGTTCGTACCGAACCGTCTCTGAAAGGGCAGGTTGTCGCCAGTTACGGTCGCGGCGAGAAGGTCGTGTTGGATGGTTGGGGCGCTTATGCTGACGGCTTCCTGTGGGGTCGTTATATTGGTGCTTCTTCGGGCGAGCCGAGGTATGTCGCCATCGGCACTGATTCCGGCAGTGAGTGGTATTTGGCAATGTGTCGTTAGTCTGATACAATGAGAGCTGTTGGAAGTTTTTCCAGCAGCCCTCCTTTGGTTTCTCCCCAGCCCCCGCACGGTTCATGCGGGGGCTTCTCTTTACTTATACAGCCACACGCAGGCTATCATCGCCATGACGGCGATAGCCACATATGCGATGAAGATGCGGTCGCTCCATGCGTCGCAAACCATCATGATGGCTGCGACGAGTCCAAGCAGGATGGTGGTGCAGATGATGAGTTTCAGGATTTCCATATCAGAGCTTCTCGCTTTTCTTGCTCAATCGCCACCGCGCAGCCTCCAACATTTCGTACAATATCCGTTGAGCAGGTACATTTCTTTCGTGGTGAGTTTTTTTAGGCAATGCTTGCATAGCGTCGGGTCGAGGTGGGCTAGTCCTCTAATAACACTCATCGGGATACTCCAATCCTTCCTGCCTGTCTTCGTCCGTGAACGCCGAATCGATTTCCTGCTTGCAGGTTTCGCACAGCATTTCAGGATACCATTCGTCCAACGTCATATCTCGACCGCAGTCGAGGCATTGTTTGTGTGATTTCATGTCACACCTCCACCGCGGGCTGCGGAGCGTTCTGATGCTGATAGTGGCCGACCATGCCGTACGGTTTCACCGCAGCATCGTTCAGGTATTCGAACGACACCTGTCCGATTCGCATACCGGGTTTCAGCATGATGGGGAAACTGTTTTCGTTCTTCAGTTCGACGGTGATGGTGCCGATGAATCCGGCGTCGATGAATCCTGCGGTCACGTGCGTACAGAGTCCGAGTCGGCCAAGGCTGCTTTTCCCGTCGAACCGTGCCATCATGTTGTCCGGGAGGCTGATTTTCTCTACGGTGGCGCCTAGGACGAATTGTCCGGGCTGTAGCATGTAGTGTCCGTCGATTCTGACGGTTTCGATGTGGACGCCGTGTAGCGTATGGTCGGCACCGTCCGCGTAGCCGAGTTTCGTATCCATGGTGTAGATGGCGATGGTGTCCTGCAAGGTCACGTCATACGAGTTGGGGTTCAACTGTTTTTCCGTGTATGGCAGGATGAGGTCTTGATGGTCTACGCACTGTTCGATGGTGATGTCGTTCAGCATTTTTCTCCTTCCTGCATGAACGCCAATGCCATGGTGAGGTAGGCGATTGCGTCCAGATACGAGTCTTCTTTGCTGTGGTCGTATTTGATGCGTTCGATTTTCAGTTCGGCCATCATGATGGCGACATCCACTTCCGCATCGTCGCAGTCGAACCATCGTTTGGAAATGTTTCGGAACATGATGCGCGGATTGCCGTATTCTTCGGCCTTCTCCCCGTTGAGCATGTCCTTCACATGGTCGAGGTTGTCGGCGATGCGCGTGTAGATGCTTGGCTCAATGTTTTCGAGCGCGTTTTCCACGGTCGGCGGCTCCGGTGGGTCGAGTATTATGCCGCTCGGGCCTTTCAATCCGTGATTGTTGGTGGGAATCGCCTTGTTCACGTCTTCCATCACCTCATCCCAGTTGTTTTTCCTTGATGATGTCATCTAGTGTTTTCCTTCCTTCTATCACGTCCATGACCTTGCGGTTCCATGGCGTGTCCGGCACGAGTATGCGCTGCCGTCCCTGATAGGGACTGCCGCGTCGTACCAGTCTCCTGTTGGCCTGCTCCCAGTCGGCGTATGTCCATGGGAGGTCGAGCCATATCTGGTCTTTCATGAGACGCTGTAGGCCATCAACGCCGGTGCCCATGGACTGCGGGTTGGCGACTATGAGCCTGTACTTTCCGCGCTCTTGGTCGGTCATGGTGAGGAATGTCTTCGCATCGGTGCATGGCGTCCAAGTGCGGTAGATTTCGTCTCTTACCGCTTTGAACCGCGTCCATACGAGCAGTGGTGTATGGTCTTCGCGTCTCTTGGCTTCACTATATACTGTTTCGAGTTTGGACACGCCGAACCAGTAGGATTCTCCACGGTCTTCGGTCTTGTAGGCGAAGCCGTCGTCGAGTTGGGCGAGTTTGACGGCGGCGGCGCTCGCGCTTGCCGCGTACACGTCTTCGGCGAGTTGGTGGGTGTTCGTCCACTGTTCGAGCGCCATGTCCTCCTGTTTGGTTTTCGGCGATGGGAGCCATTCGACTTGCGGTAGTGGGTTGCCGCCGCGTCGGATGTCCAATACGAGCTTCTGCAACTGCTGGCATGCTTCTTCGACCATGGGCTTGGAATACGTGTATTTGACCACTGTACGCCCTTGCACGCTCATCGTGTATGGTTTACCGTATCGCATCCTGAAAGCCCCTAGAGTGCGCCAAGAATCATCTAATAGGGCTATCCTGTCCTTGGCGTGCGGATACATGACCACGGTCTGCCCGTACAGGTCTTCCAAATCCTTCGGAGCGGGCGTGCCGGTCAGCATCAGCACGTCCTTGGCAAGGTCGCTGATGCCCTTCACGACTTTGGAACGTCCGCTCCTAGGATTCTTCACCATATGGCTTTCATCCACGATGAGACTGAAACCGTCCGGCACTTCGCCCAGCCTGGCGGCCATATTGTATGACACCACGAGGAAACGATAGTCTTCCGGCCACCCATGCTTACGGTAGTCGTCGATGGTCAACGCCTTGCCGTGTGACCATTGGCTGATTTGCGGCAGCCACGCGGTCTTCACGACGCTTGCCGGACAGATGACGAGGATATGCTCCGCATCGTCCAGCAAGTCCATGCTGCGTTTCGTCTTGCCTGTTCCTGCCTCGTCGAAGATGAAAGCCCTCACTGTGTGTCCTTCCCGTGCTCGGCTTCCCATGCGGCTATACGCTCGCGTCCTTCCGGCGTTTTACGCCATCTGCGCCAAGTCTGATAGCAGACGCCATGTTCGGCCTTGAATTTCTCCTGCCATCTGCGGCATGCGTCCCGGCTTTCCTCACGATGCTGTTTTCGGTATCGCACCCAATAGTCGAGCATTTTCTCGTGGTTTTCGTTTATCCACTTCTTTTTGAGCTTCCGCTTATGCTCCGCCTTTTCGGGTGTCATGTCGGCGTAGTGGGTGACGGTGTTCTTTTTCTTGGCGGGGGGCATGGGCTTGGGCTGGCGCATCTGCTCGATGTCGGCCCAAGCTTCGCCGTCAAGCCATTCGGATACACTACTTTTCATCATGGTGTCCCGAATGGTTGATGGCGTCGATGATGCCTTTGACCACACCGATGAGGATAAGGATGACGGCCGTGGTTCCAAGCACGGACAGGAGGATGGCGAGCAGATACAGGCAGTTCATCATCAGCTCACGCATTTTTCTTCTCCTTCACCACGCTGAGGCGGGTGGTTGTGGACGTTTTCCTGAATGGGGTCAGGTCGGCTGGGTGCTGGCTGAAATACGCCTTGTAGTCGGTGGTGGTGCGCGTGGTTTCCGCCAGTCTTGCGATATGTCCGGCGCATGCCACTCGTTCGCCGGGGTGTTCGCTCAGCCATGTGGCAAGTTTTCCCTTCAGCGTCTCGTACCAGTCTTTCGCTTCCAGCAGTTCGGCCAACAGCTGTTGTCCGCCGTTGTCCGAGTCCGCTGACCGCATCGCACGCTCGTATTCCGTCGCATACTTTTCCAGTGCGCCCACGTCCATCACGTCTTGGACGATTGCGACGTCAAGCGTCTCCTTGATTCGTTCGGTGATGTAGTCGGCGCTCAATGTTTCCCAAGACGGGGGGCGTTGCGCGTAGATGATTTCCGCATACTCAGTATCCATCATGCGGGCCTCTATCTGCGCTTGAGCCGAATATTGATTGCGCTGTTCGTTGGTGAGGAACGTGTAGGATGGTTTGCTTCCAGTCTTCACTTCGACTGTGTGCAGGATTCCACCATAGTCACGGTATGCGGCGTCAAGCGAGACATGCAGGCGCCCGTCCGTGTAGAAACTGTTGTCATACCATGCGAGCTGTCCGTTCTCCAAACGGTCTACTGGAGTGTTCTTGCTGACGATGGCGAGCTGTAGGTGTTCCGCGTAAAGTTTGACGAGCATTGGCTCCCAAATGCTGCCGAACCGCAATGCCGACTGTACGGCCGGAATATCCGGCGGGGGGGATGGCAGTTGTCCGGTGGCAATGAAATGCGCGAGACTGGATGCGCCTATCGTTTCCTCACGGGCTTTGAGCCATGTTTCACGGTCTTGGAATACCTTGTATGTCAGATTTCCTTCGCCCATCTCATTTTCCCTTCCGAATCGACTACAAGGATGTAGTGGTACATGTTCGTCAAGTCAACCCAGTTTTTGTAAAACAGCAGGGTGTCCACGGCTTTCATGCCGTATAGGAGCATGACGTTCGCATTATGTTCGGCGAGCGCTTTGAGTTCGCGGCATTGGTCGGGGCTTGGTTTTCCGACCGTTCGTTTCAGTTCGATGAACCATACGTTGCCGAGCGGGTCAACGGCTGTCACGTCGGGGAATCCGTTGCGTGAGCGTCCTTCCGTTTTCTGCACGTACCATCCTTGCTGTTCCAAGACTCTGATGAGACGGTTCTGGATGGCCGACTCCAATGGTTCCGGTCTGTGGTTATTCAGCTTCGGCATCGGTGTCCTCCTTGATGCGTACCGCGCTGACCCATACCGCGTATGTTCCGTCCGACTTGCGACGTGTGATCGCAGCGTAATCGACGTTTGATTCCGTCCATGCGGTGATATGTTTGCGGATATAGTAGGCGGTGGAGTTCGCGGTGGTGCGTTTCTTGTATGAGCGGTATTCGGCCCATTTGCCTAGGTTGCGTTTGAGCATCGCATTGAACACGGTGTCTACCCGACTATCGTCGGGGGGGGTGGTTAGGAATTTCGTCATTCGTTCTCCTTCGGTTTGAAATATGCGGGCATGATTGATTTCGGCAGGATTCTGCCTTCACGCTCCAACCGTTTCGCATGTGGGAACAGCCAGCCGCGAGACACTCCAAGCGCCTTCGCGGCTTGGCTGATGTTCATGCACGTTGTGAGCGCGTCAATCAGCGTGTCGTCACTGTAGTGGATTGGCGCGTTCATGTCCGGTCAGAACTCCGGTTCCGGTTCCCCGGCGCCCTCGTCGTCGATGGTCAGCTGCGTGTATACGCCGAACTTGTGGGGGGCGGGGGTGTTGTTCTTTTCGACTCGCAGCAGCTGCACACCGGTCAGGAAGTAGGTGAGTCGTCCTTCCTTCGTGCTGCCGATTTTGAACGCGACATTGGCGAGCGTGCCGTCGCCCGGCTCTTCGGTCAGTTCGACATCATTGGCGTTTTGGTCAACGATGCTGGGCTTCCACTTCGAGGACAGGTTGACGAGCCACTTGCCGCGCTGCGGCTGGGTTCCATCCTTGAGGGTGATTAAATCGCCGTCTTTGTAGCGCAGGTTGTCGCCGTTGGCGCGCACGCCCAACTGTTTGGCGGACGCGACGAGTTCCTTATGCACATCTCCGTTCTTCGGGAACGCGAGCTGCAGTTGGTAGTTCGGTTCGATTCCGCGCTGTTTCGCAGAGTCGGACTGATACTTGTCTTTGATGTGGACGAATCGGATTTCGCCTACCGCTTCGATTTCGAGCATGTCGTTTGCCATTTTGTTTTTTCCTTTCGGTTTTTAGTTGAATTCTTCTGTGAGGGAGGGGCGGGGGAGGGGGGCGGCTGTTTTGCCGTCGTCGTCCATCACTGTTGTGAGTCCAAGCAGGTGGATTAGCCCGTAGCGCCTGTAGTAGGTTTCGAAACTACCCACCTGTTGGGCCGCGGCCGCTGGATACGTGTAGCTGCTGCTGACCGCCTCACCATGCTTCACCATGTCCATGAGGTTATCGCACTCATGCGCGGACTCGTAGACTGCGATGGTGAGCGTGTTGTAGACGGTTGGCATATCCGTGTCGGCGCCGACTATCTCACTTGAGCAGACGGCCGTCCAGCCTAAGCCGTGTTCCATCATGCTGTTCTTGACTAGCCGCCAAATATCGTTCAGCGTGGCGTACTTGTACCCGTATCCTTCGGTGGTGCGTTTCACGGCTTCAACCGACTGTTGTACTTCGGCGATTAGGCTTAGCACGTCGTATCGTTTATCGTTCGCCATTGTTCCTCCTTTTTTCGAGTTCGTTTTCGATGAGCGTTTCGTCTATGGCGAGCCGGTATGCGCGTTCCACGATGTAGTCGTAGTCGCACTGGGTGTGGGGGGTGTGTTCATGGATTGCGAGTTCGGCTATAACCGCAAGGTTTTCGGCCGTCGGGTTAGCCTTGTACGCGTCTATGCGGCTCTGCCATACGTCGTGGTGTCCTTGCAGCCATGCCTCAAGCGCGTTCTGATAGTCATCGGCTGAGTATGGCATTGCCGTATGGTATACGATTATGGTGCTTACCACGTCGATACCTGCGTTGAGCGCCTTATCAGATAGGTAACCAAGGAATATCCTGACTCTATCGTGAAAGTATGCTGACGGTTTCATTGTTTTACCTCATTTCTTTGGTTTCATTGTTTATGATATCAGGGCGCGCCTCACGACACGCCCGAAAAAATTCGTTTTCGATAAACGTTTCGTCTATGGCATTGCCCTATCGCGTCACGTCACCAGTCTTGACGGTTTCCATCTGGAATCCCGCGCAGGTTTTCCCACTGCAACCGGCCGGTGACACGGTAGACGCGATAAAAATAATCGTCATGCAAATAATCGCGACGATGATTACCTGATTCTTGTTCATCACTCGCCATCCTTTGCGATAACGTCACCCATTGCTTTATGTTCCATGATTACTTTCCTTCCTTTTCGATTCTGTTAATCTTGCGGCACGTCTCCTTGGACGGATTGGCACTACTCACACTGGGAGGGGGGGCTCATCTATCCATCTCATGACGGGAACCGCGAAGTTTGCGCGAAAATCAGACTTCAACCAGCTCGTACCTATCTCCGGCTTCTTTGTCGAAAGCACCCAGCTTAAACCCGTAGTTGGCAAGCAGTTTGTTTGCCGCGGCCTCCCACTCTTCTTCGTCCCCACCGTACACGCCTTTGATTTTTTCGGCGTCGTAGTTGAGGTTTCCGCACTCTAGGTCAATCTGCCAATTGAGCTCATATCCCATCCAAAGGCCCTTGCCGGTGTTGGCGTCGGCTATAAGGAGCGTATCACATGCGTCGCTCTGGCAGATGGCGATTGGCTTGACTGTGATGGTCTTGTTGGTGTTGGCGTCAATTGCGGTAGTCATTTTCTTTGCCCTTTCTTGTTTGGTTGATGATTATGATATTACTCTTGGTTATGGTGCGACACGCCGAGAGTATGAAAAAAGGCGGCACGCCTAGGACATGCCGCCAATTGCATTTTTGCCGGTGCTGCCCCGGCACGGGTGATGCTACCGCTAGCAGAGGGTGGTGCGCGTCCTTGGAGAGGCGTTACTGCTACACAACCGCATATTATATCAGGCGTGTCTCGCGACACGCCTGAAAAGTTCATCAGACGCGCCAATACATGTTGGAAACCCATACGCCATGCGAGTATTCAACCGGCTCGCCCTCAAGCCACTTCAAGCAGCCATGGGTGGTGATAAGCGCCACGAGTCCCTGACCAGCAAACACGGTGTTATCGTATCCGCTATCGATCCACGCGTCAACCATGTTGCGGGAGTCTGACGCGTGTGGCCCTACCGTGTAGTCGTGTGCGATGCCGTTATGCGCGATATAACCCCGATCCGTATGGAACGGATGACAGTTGCGCGGCTCAACCGCGCCATGCGTGGCGAAACGGAAATGCATCAGGCACGGGGCGCGCTTGAGGCTATCCCAATGACTGTAAATGAAACCAACCACTTTCAGTGGGTCAACGTTTTTGAACACCCTCAAGCGTTCGCCGTCCCACCAACTGACACCACCCCCGTCCGGGTTCGCCTCACTCATGGCTAGGATGTCTTCAGGCTCAGGCATTGCGCCGGGTACTGCGGTTACTATGACACACATTGTTTGTTTTCCTCTTTCCATAATGGCGGGGGCTGGACGTTCCAGCCCCCGAAGATTTTTCAGTCGTTGGCGCGCATGGCGGCGAGACACTTGCGGATACGCGCGTAGCGTTCGGATAGTTCGGGGCGCCCGACACGCTTATATAGGCGCAACGCGGAACGTTCCAACGATTCCACGGTCGGTTTGCCGTGTGACGCGCGTGCGATACGGCTACGAACGATGTTCTTGACCACCCGCACTGCCGTTTCGCCATGACGGTTCACGTATTCACGACCGTTCCAAACGGTCTCGTCACCGTACGCATGGTGCAAGCGGAAACTGTAGAGACTGATGGGTTCGACGTCCGCCATAGCCATGACGGTAGCCATCTGCGCGTAGTGGTGCAATGGGCGTAGGTTGCGGGATGGTAGCGCGTAGCAGAGTTCCGGGGCCGACAAACGCTCCTTGACAAGCTTGCGGCCACGCTCGCGGTGGTCCTCATGCCTACGGTATTCAAGCGTGGCGAGAAGCGTGTCGCCATGACTGTGGCGCGCGGCACGCGAATCCCCAACGTTGGCTTTGACGTTGCGGCGGATTCTAGCGGCGCATTCCATCACCATTATTGAAGCGCACGTAGAACTCGTCGCCAATTGCCACGCATTGCGTGTCACCGTCGGGCCACTTGTTGCGATACGCCTTAAACAGGCGTTGCGCATTGCCGTCACGCTCAATCCATTCGGCATACGTTTCGTTGCCCATGATTGTGATACGGTCAGCCATTGTGATCACTGCTCCTTTAATGGAATGGCCTATAATATTTCGTGCCCTTGCGGGACTCGGACCCGCATGTGTGCCACCAGGGCTGGGCGGTCAGGCGATCAGGCCATCGATTACCCGTAGTGTTTCGTCGTCCGACGCGCTATCACGGATTATTGCAGTCACGGACGGCGTTTTGATATAGACGATGTAGTCGGCGAGCGGCACCAATCGTACCGTAATGTCGCCCTTGGTTGCCGTTACGTTGCCGGTCGGGGATGGGGGGGTCGTTTCGTACCCGCGTGCCGTCATATTCTCGACGAATGTTTGCCTTTCCATTTTTACCTCCTTGGTTGATACCTTTAATATATCACGACGGTATATCGTTGTCAATGTCGGCGTGTCGTATTGGCGGGGTGGGGGTTACATCTTGTGCATGATATAGAGGTTGCGGCAACGTGTAACGTCACCGTTGTCTACCGTCTTTTCGCCACAAACTTTATCCCTTAGCCAATCGAGACGAATGCCGCGGAAGATTGGATCAGTCTGTGCCAGGAACTCCTTAACGTGCCTCAATGTGGTGGCGCTCAGCACGTCCATGTTGACTGCCACATCGAAGACTGCCGGATACGCGCCGATTGACGTAATCGGCTTGACGGCACACACCGTGGTGCCGTATGACCTGAGCACGTAGCTCATGCCGTCGCGTCCGGCGTCCCACATCTCAACCATGGCCTTGCGGTAAAAAGACTGTTGTGCAGTGTTAAGGGATTGTAGCTCGTAGCTCCCTACATAACGCATTACTATCACCTCTTGTGTAGTGGTTTGTTTGATGGCTCCATCATATCAGAGTGTTGACTAATGAGTCAAGTCGGCGTGTCGCAAATTGCCGCAACAGCTGACCCCCCCCTTTAATGAATGACCCCCCCCCCACTAAT